GCGAGCCTAGCATTAAGCAAGCTTATAGTAAATTAAACATAGTTTATTTTGTAGAGAGCCGGAGGGCCAACTAAATAACCAAAGGAAAAATCGTCAGCGGCAGCTTGATAAATATAAGCACCGCCAAAGGTTGCGCGAGTAACGCCTCCTGACGTTGAATTCGCTGCAAATTTGGGTCGAATGACGGGACCATAACGATCTTTCTGGTAATCAGTTATGGGCACATCCAACCCGGTAGGGTCGTGAGAACGACGTAAGTAAATTCTGTTTCTGCGGACTAAAGGACCATCTGTATCTGTAAGAGTACCTTCACTAACAACAGAAATAGGAATAGAATTATAATAAGGAACTTCGAACTCTAAAACATTATTCAGATCAGATGCTGCTAAATGTTCAAAACGTTGCATGTTATTATAATTAAAGAATGTGTCTAAAACAGGTTTCGCCACTGGTCCATTATCCACTATGTAATTATCTCGGATAGCTAAAGCAGGCATTGCCGAACGAGTGGGAAGAACATTAACGCTATCTATGACATTAACATAGGTGTGAACGACAGCTTCGGTAGCTAAGCCCGAACCTCCAGAAGAACATTGTGTTGCGAGAGAAGGAATTGAAACTACTTTGTAACGTACACCTCCTCTATAGAATCTAAACAAGTAAGAAACACGATAAAGTGGATGCATAGACTTGAAACGCATCATAGCGGTGTAATCACCAAGATAGATTTCACCAGTGGAGGCATCCCTAGAACTAGGATACGTGATAGATTGTGGATCCTCACGAAGATTAGTAGCTTCGCCAAAGTAAGCCGGGTCCAAGGTAACCTGATTGAATAAATAATCAGTTGTTGTATGTTCCAAACCGCCAATATACGCTCCAATCTCGCCTTCCACATAAGGAAAGGGCAACGAATAGGCCATCACACCAAACCTCTTAATAAGTTGGCGCAAGTTTGTAATTTTCTCTCCAACGGACAACTCCTCAAAACCAGTAAGACTAAGAGGAGGAGCTTCGAAAACTTTGACACTATCGTCTTGAACTTGTTCGTTATGTGAAGTAGCGGAAGTAGTCTGGTTGAAAATCTGAGCACGAGGTAAGTCCTCTTCCTCAAGTAGAGTGGGAGTTACTGGATACGAGTGTACGGCATAATCACCAAAATTAGGAACGGCAAAAGCTATGTCATCCGCTCCACTAATCCAAACATTCATGGGCACGGTGTCAGTAACAGAATCACTGGCACGGCGCAAGGCAGTGAGAACCTCAATGGTTATAAAGCCAGTCATCGAAGTTTCTTTGCCAGCAAAAGAAGTTTCCTTACCGACTACAACATGTTTCCAGGGTACATTAGATACATAAGGAACCGTGAAAGAAATCTCCGAAGAAACGGACAAATCCAGCACCCAATTATATGCATTCTGAAAAGTAGAAGCGGTAGTATTTGCAGTGCTAATTCCAGCATGATATGTAATCCTAAGTCGGCCTGTGTGGAAAGCAGTCTTAGCAACAGTAAGCCGATAGGTAAGACCCCCACGCCAGAAGGAAAACATTGAAGCCAAGTATCCCAAAGTAGTAGGGTAAACGATATTTGCTGGATTACCCACATATTTATTGTTAACTATTCCGGGTGCAACGGGAAATTGATAGAGTATGGATTCAGGCTGAGCTGAGGACTTCCAAGAAATTGTGTCTGAAAAGATACTAGACTTCTTCGCGATATAAGTAATGTCCATTTCATCTACTTTACTAGAAAATACGCTATCAGAATAAGTTAATCCATTGTCTGGCATCGCGGCAAGTTTAACTGAATTATCAATTCCATTAGCATTGGTATATCCTTTGGCAGGAATTGGGGCAAAAGATTCCAATTTTGCCATATCAGTAGGTTTGTTCCAACCAAAAGTTGAAGCAGCACCTGAAATAGCAGTTGAAACCCAATCCACGGCTCGAGCTGCAGGACCAAACACGGGTACATCGCTCATAATACGAGCAGTTGTAGAAACAGCATTGGCAACCTCACTAATAGGTTTGGAAGCGGTAGCTGATTCTTCAGAGCCAATTTGGGCGCGGGGAAGCGAAGCGAGAGTAGGAACAGTAACAGGAGAAGATGTAGGCATAGCAAGATCTATGTCCTCAAACCAAGCATAGACGGAATAAGAAGCACCACTACCAGCGGGAATAGATGAAGAACCATCCTTAATGAGATTAAGGGGAACAATGAAGCATTCGCCCATACTACCTTGAGTATTAACTAAATTATAATGAGATAGTGGAGCGCAATAGGGAATTTTAATCTGGGCAGGAGAATTAGAAGCTAAATCAATTTCAACACCAGGATAACCTGTAATATTGGGGAAGAAAATATCTGTACCTGGATTAAATGTTGTACCCAACTTAGCCATAGCCTGACGATTGCAAGTTGAATCAAAAGGAGCAAAGAACATCCAATATCGTCCACTCATAAAAGGGGTAGCGTTTATCAGGAGACGGACACACACATTGGCGCGGAAATAAGCGAAATAATTAAGTTTGTCTACAACATTCGGAGATTTCTGGAGGATTATGTCGGGAAATTTAAACTTAAAACCACCCAACTCAGGGGAAAGAGGAGTACTAATAAATTCACCTTGCTTAATCAATACAGGTCGAGACAAAATGTCCTTAATAGAGTGCATTCGAGTTTCATCTCCCATTGTTAACCATTGTAAGTCTTTAGAAATCATAGGTTTAGAATATTCCATAAGAGTAGAATCATCGGCAAAAGTAGTCGTTTGTTGAATGTCCAGGGAATCAGGGGAAAGATTTTCAATGTTTGTAGCGACTTCTTGAGTTTACTAACTTGTAAGGCTGAGTCAAGCTTCTTACTTTAAAGCGCCGGATCAATAGCCTATATTTATAGTGGCACACATTAATCAATAGAATAAACAAAGAATATTCTCCACTTGCATAAGCAACCTTCCATCGGGCTTTGCTGCTTGTCTCGTACGGCGAATGAGAACAAGCCCCTGGAGAAGGATTTAAGATGCAGCACAAAGACCTTGCATCTTGAGAAGAGCTGAGGTCCTGTACTCTGAAAGAGTCATGAGCTGCGGTTGTTCTTCGAGCGTTCTTCCGGCAGCTCGAAATATTTGAATCCAATGATCAAAGACTTCATCAGGATGGAGACTAAGCTCGAACGCTGCAGTTTCCATATTTTCGCGGGTTTTGGCTTCCTCATCCATATCCCCTCGAATCCAGTTTGTCATCTCAAGCACGGTCTCCAATGAAAGAGGAGCACGATGCAATCCGGAAGCATCACGAAGAAATGTTCGCTTGAGAAAACTGATGTCACCAAGGGTTCGAAACGGAGTAAGTTCGCCACTTTTGGTTTCATCAGTGTATGTCATCCCAAATTCGGCATAACCAGCAGCAATAGTAACCTGGTTAAAAATATCAATGACACGATCTGAGATATTGACAATATTGTCATCTCCATATGCGATCATTGCAACGTTACGATTGAACGCTTGCATGTTCTTCAATTCTTGAGGAACAACAAGCATCCACACGTAGCGCATTGACAAGGAGTTATAGATGGAATTAATAATCGCCGTCAGAGGACATCCAGATGGCTGAGAGTGTGTCCAAATGTAAACTGAATTGTCGAACACATGGACGGAATTGACAATTTCGCACCACAGAACTTCCCGGATAAGCGCAGCTTCCCCACCATCACCATAAAACTGATTGATGATGTCGAGAATGGCCCACAAGATCTCACTGACGAGAGTTCCGTCAAAGTTGGAAAAGTCTCCAGCAATCACTTTCTTACCTTTGCTCTGCATTCGTTCTGCAATACAATGCCAATCCATAGAATAGACATTTGTGCCAACTGCGATCTCATTATGAACGCGGTTCTTTGCGCAGTGCGAAGCAAAGCCAAGAAAGTACTTACGGAAAACCAGCGTGTAGCACATTGGTCCTGCGGAGAAAACTCTCGTCTTGACGTCATTGATCTTATGTAGAGGACGACGCTCATCCTTAAGAGTATCAGTCCAAATGGTAGGTGTCCGAATGGCTTTGGCAGCATTTATCTCGATGAGATTCATCTCTGCTTCGATATCAGGCGGCAGAAGATATTCATCAGTGCCGAGCCATTTCTGCTTGCCTTTGCCAACTCCCTTGATTTCACGCACCAATGGAAAACCAGGAGAAGTCGTTCGCGTGATACCAGGAGCAAAATCATCCAATTCAATTCCAGCAACAGCTTCTTGATTGGTAAGAACGCGCCTGTGATCAGGATCACTCCTCTCAGACAACAAGCGAGAAACATCATTCACGCATGCGTCCAAAAGGCTAAGATTAAGGGAAGGAGGCACCGATCCTGACTTCTTCAAACCATTCATAAGAGGATCAATGCGTTTCCCATCCTTCCAAACACTAGTGAGAACGCTAGGTGCGGTGGTTGATCTTGCGATCTGTTCGAAGATAGCACTCTTGCGAAGCTTCGTCTTAAGGGGACGCGGAACGGAGTAAATGGGATTTCCCACACACACAAAGTTTCCTTCTGGCATAATAATATGAGACGAAGCTTTGTCTAAAATTGGTTCCAAGTCGAGGCAAATTTGGGCAGTTGGGGAAAATTTCTTAAGTGCCTCTTCCAAATCTGAACGGTTTAGGGGAGACCCAAATCCTCGGCCCACGCTGCCAGCAATATGTATCGCCATAATCTTGTGTTGGATAGCATGTCCAATTCCAACCATCACACTGCCACAGTCCCCGGGAACGGTCTCAAACTCATAAGAATAGTACGATCGCACACTGAGCACCTGGTCATACTCATTAGTGTATCTCAAAGGCTTATCGTGCGCTGTAGCCATCCCGTACTTTAAATATACAACATTCTTGCAACTAGGATTCACGAGAACGACTGGAAGCTTGCTTATAGCCATATCCTCAGATGAAGCGACATTTTTAAGAATCTGAGGGTGATTCGGAAAACGCTTTGGGAACTCGATCAAGAGTTGATCCTTAGACGCTGCGTCTCGTCCTAAAACTTGATGATAAATCAAATCCGAGATCTTAAAAATAAAACCGTCGGGCATAGAAGAACTAGTAAGCTTCACATGAGAGTTTTTCTCAAGATATGGAACCAAATGGGCGACGGTGAGTCCAATTCTTCCAGTTAGAATCACAATCTTCAAGGATAGAAGAAAATTCTCACCATCACCAACTGCAATCTGGTAGACATTATTGCGCACCTTTTCCGAGACCTCATGGGCGCCTTGATCACTCCGAAATTCAGCTTCGACAGTGATTTTCTTTCTACGCAAGGTCTTCGGATCTCCTGAGGTCGTGAGCTGAACTCGCATAACACGCTTTTTAGTGCGCGGGTCCCCAGAAGCGGATAGCTCTTCAGAGACATACTCACCCAATCGACTTTCCTTGAGGCAATCCATTTGTTCTTCCGAAAAGAAACTAGAAATGGGTTTCGCATCCACACTTTCAGTTGATAACACGTCACGTCGAGAAAAGACAATAGTTTGTTGCGCCTCATCAAAGAGAGCCTCAATCGTAGGGGCACACGTACCACAGATGGGGAGATCCTTCATACTTGCAGCAACGTCTTGGATGACATGAGTGTGCTCAAAAAGCTTTGAACACTTGAGACACTCATGAGAATGTTTCACGCGCTGCGCGGAAATTTCCAGTTGTGAGTGCATCATATCCACTTTGTCAATCCTTCCAGATCCATACCAACGGCTAACGCCATATAAAAGAAGTGGAACAATGGCAGCAGCAGCACAAAGTAAAGGGTGCTCTTTAACAATAGCACGCACTTTGTCCAACCACTGAAGAGCTGTAGTGGCGAAAGTTTGTGCGCTCATTTTAAGAGATGTGAGTAAGGCGGAAGTTTTAGTCGGGACTATGACTGCAACAAGCGGCGCAACATTAACAGCTGTAACGACACTCCGACGAGCTGCGGAAACCAATTCGAAGGAGGAAAAAGCATGCCATATGATGGAAGTGTGATCACTCAAAATTGTTCTCCAAAGGGGAACATTGTTTTCTTGAACTAGAAAACCACGGTGAGCATAAACATCATTAGCGAAACGGGTCGGAAAGACGCAACGCAAATTCTCAATCTCACTCGCAATAGAGGCAATCTGTTGCGAAGAGAGTGAGAGCAACTCAGCCCTGCTTTTCAAACGAATCGTATTGCGATCAAAATTGGTTTGTGAAAACTCAACAGGATCGACCTGAGGTTGCTTCCAAAAATTTGAAATAAACGTTGGGAGCTGAGGAATGCCAATCTGGGTAACAGGTAATTGAGGCGCAGTCGAGGGTTGGGCTTCTCGCGTCTGGAGCGCATCACCGATAGGCGGAGAAACAGCAAGTTTTGCAAGAAATTCATGCATTTCTGCCGTTCTCCGGAACTTTTCGGTGTATTTTTCAGTAGCAAGAGCAATAAACTGGCGGTACGAAATCCATGTTTGCCCATCAACCTTGATAACGTCTCCAGACAAGGGATCCTCAAGTCGAATCGCATAAACATTTTGGTGCATATGTGTTCCAAACTCATTGTACACTTTAGCAGGATCAAGAAATTGTTGATTAATTCCAATTCGCCCCCCTTTGGTAGAACAATATTTTGAGAGAGCGCGAACCGTTACGTTCAAATCTACACGACGTTTAAGTGCAACCACATCCGTGATGGACTGAGGGCAATAAGAATGAATAGGCGTATTAGATGTGCAAATAACGACTTTCGAATTGAAACATGTGGCGCCCTTATCAGAAAGCTCCGCCATATGCAGAGGCAACTTGGTGAGATTTCCAGTCCGAATAATTTCCATGATCTCAAGGTTGGGGTTAGCAGGCGTATCAATCATCTGGAAAATATCATCAAAAAGACAAATCCGCTGATTTTTATATCCGTCCCAGTACTCGGTCTCCACAGTTCGAGTGTAGATTTCTTGAGTAACATCAGGAGTACCCTTAACGTCACGAGGAATTCCATCGATCTTAAGCAATTCTGTGGCCAAGCAGTACATGAGGCCAGACTTTCCTTGACCGGACTCACCAGACATATAGATAACAAGAGGCTCGTGTCGAGGACCACTTGTAAACGCACTTGATGATCCTGCCTTTTCATAATACTTCCGCAAGGCCTGCCAATGAACATTAAAAGGTTGCATAATGTGACGATCAAGCTTGAGGGCTGCGGCCTGTTGATTAAATTGAAACCCTTGACGATAGAGCTCTTGAACGCGAGCACACAAGGCTGGTTCACGATCAAGGCGATCATACGTCCCAAGCTCTATGAGTTGTTGAACCTCGATAAACCATTGTTGAATCCCGGTCATGAAAACTTCGAGTTCGGAAATCTCAGTCGGAACGCCATATTTGATGTGGAAAATGTTGGAAACAACTTTACCGACAACTTTCCCAATGCCGTCAAATGCCATAGAAGCCCCACGAACAGCTTGACCAAGGCTAGTAACTGATTTCATCATTGACGAGATCTCGCTCTCCTTAGGCAAACGGGCAAGAATAACTGAGCCAAAGCATACAGCAACAACAGTAACAAGACTCGTCAAGAGGTCAACCCCAGCTTGGGCACGCGGCATATGAGAAATGAGTGCAAACAAAGCAGATGTGTGATTCTTGATACACTCCCACGCACTAAACGCCAAAGCAGAAGTGACGTTAAAGGAGCACAACAAGTCAACAAACAGCGCAAAAAGTGCCTTAGGATCAGATAAACCAATACGAAGGGCAACAAAAATTTTGCAGCACATAGAGATGCATTTTTGAATGAGTGATTGGGCAACAATCCCAAGACCCTGAAGCATTCCCTGGCATGCTGTAATCATTTCCTCCATTCCATCAATCCTGTGATTAACACCAACGTTAAACAAAGCTTGAGCTTTGGCAATACTAAGAGGACGAAGCCGCGTAAGCAAAGAATTATAGTCTTTATCGCGAACATTAAGCTTAACATTAAAAATACCATCAGCAGTTCGAATTGTACACGTGGTAAGTCTCCCTTCCGTAGATGTAAAAAGAGGAATAGTCTTAATGCCATAGTGTCTAACGACATTAAGAAACTTGGAGTTTTTAGCAGCATAATTAGATTCAAGAACAAGTTGCTTGAGTATAAAACGCCTAAGGGTGTTATTTCGCGTTTTATCGACAAGCTGGGTAACTTGCATGTGTTCGAATCGAGTGGCAATCTGAGCTCGAATTGGATTCAGAAAAACCAAAGGGTCAATGTCTTTCTTACTCTGTCCGTGTGCACACCAAACATGAGCGCAAAAAGACTCAAGAGTCTTAAAGCGAATATCTCGGCACAAGAATTCCTTACACACATGGGGGAAAAGCCAAGTGCAACTCTGAAGATGAGAACTTGCTTCTTTCCACTGAATTTTCATTCCACATAGACATTCAACTTTCGCAGAACAACGAGTATTAGCTAAATGTTGGATCCGTGCTTTGACAGATTTGTGAGATTTGTCGCACAGCGTGCAAACATGTGAAATGGTAACCATGCGATCAAGGATCGCAGAATGCAGGGGGATTTTTGACCTTGCCTGAGGAGACGATATTTGACGTCCCTCAACACACAGGTGCTGTTTTACGGAAAAAGTAAATTGTGACATAACGGCAACCGCATATTTCCCGATTTGGAGTCGATTTCAAAATCACGTACACAAGAACTCTAAAGCCATTAGAGGTTGTATCAAAATTCATCTAATCCAGGGAATTTATAAGCCCACACCGCATATGCGAAACAATGTAGGACTATCTTAACGCTCAATTGTTACCCACTGGATTTCTGGTGCTTCCATATAATCCAACGCTGAGAGAACTGTGGGAATGAATAAGTTCATTACACTCTTGGCAGGTCCTTCTAAGAACTTCATTTACACGCACGATCAGCATTTAAGTATGACCAGCAGAAATATAGCCAATATTTGCGAGATCAAAAAGAAAGGAAAGAAGTCCTAGTCTAAGTAGTATTTACTTCAAAGAGGAAGTCCAACCACAAAAGTGGGCGAGCCAACTACACAGGTGTTGCCAAAGAATATGAGACAACATCTGAGTAGGTAAAGAAATAAATTCCGTATGCAAAGTTATGCAGATCGGAAGAGCGTCGTGTAGGGAAAGAGTGTAGATCTCGGTGGTCGCCGTATC